CTGTTAGTGGTACCAATTTGATCAGTCAGTTGCGCCATTATTTTCCTGCGCCTTTTCCCTTTCGAGTCGTTCGGTCAAACCGGCATACAAGCTCGGATCGACGGTTTCATTAGCCCGTTGCAGCGCCCTACGACGAATATCATCAGGCAGAAGACGGACAAAGGTGTTGATATCCTCTTGGATCGTCAGGCGTTGATCAGGACGATTGAGAAGATCGGTTCTATAGTTATTAATCACTCGAGCAGCTTCGTCGGCTTGCTTAGACTTGTCCTTGAAGTGCGACATCATCGTAGTGATCTCGTCCATCTCAGCTGGCTGAATACCTAGAGCCACAGCAAACGCCGTTACCGAAGGTAGGTCAGTAACGGATGTCGTACCGGTGTTAGTCCGGTAGATGCCGTAGTTGTAGACCATCAGCGCTTTTGTGATGTTACCAATCGTAGACACGTTAGTGGCCACACGAAGAAGCGCGTCTCGGTTCATCGGATTGGTTGGATCGCCAGACTCGGCTGTGACGTATTCGACAATAGGTTCGAGTACATCCGTGCCTAGCTTACCCATGATACTGAACGTAGCACCACCAAGCAAATCAGCCGCCGAGACCTCCCCGTATTGACTGAGACCAAAGATATTGCGAACAGTATCCACAGCCCAATCACCAGTGCCGAGTCGACCACCAACTGCGACGTTGGCCCCCGTCATCTCATAGATAGCTCGATCAAGCAGACCTCTATCCATCGTACCCCAGAACGATTCGATGTCAGGGGTTTCACCTGTCTCATTCTTGAGCATTTGAGACACAGCGCCGGTAACAGGCAGACCTGCCGAACCGTACAGAAGAGATTGACTAAGAACAAGCCTGAGCTTTTGAGCTGCGGTGAAATTGCCGACAGTCATAGCTTCAAGCATACGCGCGTTATAGGCCCAGAACTGAGTCGGAATGCTCAGGAGCCCTTTCTGCCACCACGCCTGGCTTTCACGAGACATGTTGAAAGAGTACTCTTCGGCGCGACCTGCCAGCACTTTGTTAAACTCAGCCGAGTTGATCTTGTGTCCGCTCTCTATCGCTTCATCCCAAGCAATACGCCAAGCGACGATGCGGTTCCAGCGTTCAGCTTCAAAGAAGAAGAACCGTCCGGCTTCGCGCACCTTAGAGACGCCTGAGTTAAAACCGTCAAGAGCTGCGTGTGGGCCGTAGTGATCCATAAGACCGTAAGTACCGCCCAAATCAAAAAAGCCAGAATTGATAGCTGACTTAGCAAAGGCTTTAAACTCTTTGCCATTCTTGAAACCACCGATTTCGTGAAGACCACGACTAACCAGCTCGTCAAGACGATTCTCAAGGGCTTCTTTAGTAAGCGTGCGACCACCGAGAGCGAAACGCATCGGGGCAATCATGGCCCATCCTTGCATACCCCGTTTGGGGCTCAAAGCAACAGCAGCAACAGCAGTAGAAAGCTGCAACGGCAACTGACCAATGTTAAACATGCCGAGCTTAAGGTCGAAGGCAAATGAACGTAGGGCTGAAATTGGATTGGTATCTTGAGTCCAGCCCACTAGCGCTTTTCGAGCGTTAGGCAGCAAACCGTCAACATGATCACCCGCAACCCAATCACCGATACGACGGGTATAAGCTTCGGCTCGCAGATCGTTTTCTGTCTTCCAACCCAGCGTCCGTTTGATGATTTGACGTTGGGCCAAAGCAGCCGATCGCAGACGTTCACGAGCAGCGTTGCCACCCTTGGTGAGTGGAGCCTCCATGAACAAGCGCATATCGGTCACACCCTCGGGCATGTCACGACGATCAATCAACTTACCAAACGTTTTCATCCAACGCTCAACGGCTTGGATTTTATAGTCGCCAAATGAACTCAGAGCTGAGATGTTTTGGAGGGACCTGTTGATCGTTTCATACGGGTCAAGAAGCGGAGCCTTTTCACCCATATAGTCGGGAAGCTGTTCGCCCTTGCGACCGGTGTACATGCGACCATTCGTGCGCAAGAAACCGTTAAAGCCGAAATCATCTTCATCAAGAAACTCAACTTGGGCGCCATCACTCAAGTACTCATCAGGCATTTCACGGTCAAAGTATGTATCGAACTTGGTGTCCTTAGCATACGTACCGTTTTCGATACCCTTGACAAAATCCTCAGCAGTTGGCAAACCTGCGTGGCCGCCTAGAATTTCATCGAGCACATCCAGTCCATCACCATTCAAGTACGCTACACGTGCAGCTTCCATTCGGCGTGCCCAGAAATCAGCCTCAGCCCGAGTCTCAGCCGCGATGTAGGTGTTGGGATTGTCAAGAAACTCTCGGAGAGTGTCCGGCTGAACACCCTTGACCGTTTGCTTGACAAAGTACTTCCCTTGGTACATACGGTGACCGCCGGGACGATAGTGGACCTGTTGACGTTCAAGATTCTCTACAATAGAGTCCTTTGATTTCATCAAGAAAGTCTTTACCCGAGTGCCATCGGCGAGACGGACAGCGTTCTCCGTAGTAACAACAATGTAACCTTGAGCACGCATCCGGTCCCACTGCTTTTGGGTCATCTCTCGACGAAGTCCAGCAGCATAGTGCGTGTCTGTCGTGATATCGTACAGACGCCCCTTGGGGATTTCTTTAAGCTCGCGGTCAACAATAGCGTTGCCACGAACTTCAATGTCTTGAGCGCGGAACGTTACAGTCTGGAAACCTTTTGTAACTTTTTGACGATAAATGTCATCGTTACGAAGAGCAAACTCGATATCATTGATATCTCTAGCTGCCTCATAAGCTTCGATCTCCTTAGCCGTAGGACGACGCTTAAAGCTTCGTTGATACATGAGATCAAACTCATCAGGCGTAAACCAATGAGCTTGGGTTTCCCCTGCTTGCATAACTTGAGCCAGATCGTCGCGCTCATAGCGTGCCAATGATTGGAACTTTTGCTGGTAGGGTTCGATCAACGATTTGATGAGCTTGTTACGCATGTTACCGGCAACTTGACCAGCATCTTGTAGCGCCACATCGCCGACGTTACGAGCATTGAGCACAAAACGAGCAGGTGAGGGAGTTTTGACATTGAGTAGTTCGGTGTAAAAACCGGTCTCAGGCATGTCTTTGACGACCTTGGCAAACCACTGACCAGACTCGTCACGAACAGCCTCACCGGGCATACCGACACTATTCAGATAGCGTTCAGCCATAGACTGATTAGCAAAACCGCCACCACTCTTCTTACCCATCATAAATGTTATGCGATAGGTGCTGGAGCCCGCAGTAAGTTCTTGTTCTGCAATTGCAACATCTTTGACCTCGCGGTCGTATTGACGTTCAAATCGCTGTACGATAACATCACGAGCGTGTTCAAGCTCAGCACGTGTTAAACGCTGTTGCGCGACAAGATCGAGACGAGTGGCGAGTAGGGCTTTTCCGCGCGCCATAGCTTCACCAGCTTGAGCTGCCACAGAAACCGTATTCGTACGCGTAGGGTTGACAGCCGAGACCGCTAGGTTATCTGCAACCTCAGTTGGAGACAAGGCGGTACGCTCGGCACCCTCTGTAATAATATCCAGTGCATTCTTAGCTGTAAGTTCAGCCAACTCACGCCGCGCACCATTACGAATCATAGCGCCGCTCAGACCGACAAGACCCTTACCAGCACCAACAATCAAATTGTCAACGCCAGGAAAACCAGCGATGTCCACAGCATTCCACAGGTTTGTCTCAGTAGCCGAAGGGGTGACCTCGACAAGACCACGGAGCAGGTCAACCGTTTCAGTGTTATTGGTGTAACCAAGTAGCGTAGTGTTCTCACGGAGATTGTTTATAAAGTCGCCCGAGACAAACTGTGTGAACTCTTGAATGGGCATATCCCACAGAGATTCAGACTCTCGTCGGAAACGTTGACCGGAGAAGAAACTGTCGTACCAGTTGGTGACTGCACTATCAACATCTACGTTGCCGGTGCGGCTTGCAGCATTAAGCGGCAGAATGGCTAGAGCGAAGTCAGCGACATGACGAAGAATAGACTGCTCTTCTTGTCGCACTTGGGCCTGCTCAAGCATATTTTGCAGGACCATTTGTTTCGCCGTATAGTCTCGCACAACATCAAGAGCATCGCCGTTCTCAATGTTGGACATCATGATCCGAGCTTGTGTCACATCGCCCTGAGCTGCCAGTTCTTGCAGACGCTGTACCGCCCTGCGTTCGAGAGCATATGCTTCAGCCTCACGAGCATCCTGCGCGGCAATCTGCATGTAGGCAGCAGCGGCGCCTTCCCGTTCGACAGGTCCAGCAAGATCGTCTTGCAGTAGATTCCCTAGACCTGTAAGCGCGTCTTCTTGCTCTCGCATAGCGGCTTCGGTGCGAACCGCTTCATCGCCATAGCGAGCAATCTGCTCAGCGTATACGGCGGACTGTTCATCCATAGCCGCAAAAATCTGACCGGCGCTCGAAGCTGGGTCAAGGTTGGCCAAAGCAGCCAACTGAGCCGTACGTTGGGTTCGCTCTGGATTAGAGACGATAGTGGGTTGTACCTGCTCGCTCGTTTCTGCAAACGGGTCGATAGGCTGTTCGGCGAAGGGGTCCAATTTTATGATCCTTTAAATACCTTTGCGATACCGTCTGCGTTGTTGAAGACCGAGAAACCAAGGCCCGCAACACTACCTGCGGCGTTAGCGTTAGACTCAGCGCGATTAGCACGTCCAAGTGCCGACTGAGCCTGATCAGAATAGAAACCGAATTGATCGAGGAAACTGACTGTATCAGCTGCTTGAGAGCCAATAGAAGCCAGACCTCCAAGAGAGCTGGAAGAGCTGGAAACGCCTTGGTTCGCCGCAGCGTTCTGCGCTTGACCGTAAGATAGTCGAGCAGCTCGGACAGCATCTCGTTTTTGTCTTGCCTCTTGTAGTGAGGCTTGTTTTCGTTGGAAGCTTGCGGCTTCCCTACTTGCTTTGGCAGCCTGTTTACCTTGTTGGTAATTAACAGCTGTGCCAGCCGCTGCAACACCTAGAGATGCAGCAGCGATAACCGTGGATAGAGCAGCCATTAAAGCGCCTTAATGTATGAAACCTCAACAGGGGTGTAGCCGTTCTCGACAAGGTTGCTCGACAGACTAGCAGCAAACTCATTATTAAGAGTATTCATCTGAGTTGCCGCAGCGTTATTATCACGAGCCCAGTCTTCAAAGACTTCTCGCAGTTTAGTTCCACCAGCCCCCGGAGCGTACCAAGCAAGCTCGGCCGCAATGATAACAGACGGCTGAAAGAATAGCGGAGTGAGGGCTCCTGCGATGAAGCCCCCATCCGAGATAAAGATCACCCCGCTTTCATTGGTAATCAAATGTGTGATGACACCTCTAACGGCATCTTCGTCAAGCCCAACGTCCTTATAAGGGCTGGCTGCAACGAACAGATAACCGAATTGAACAAGCGAGTCGACATCATCGAGCGTGGCCAACCTAGGGCGCTGTATTTCCGCTAAAAGGCACGGCCCATCCGAGTAGGTCAAAGTCTTTTCCAATTTCATTACTTTCAAATCTAAATTGAATCGCCTTACCAGCCCCTCGAACTTTGTTCTTTGAGACGACCACAGGAAATCCATTATCAAAGTTTAGGTTATCTTCGTTGACAGTAGGCTGCCTGCGGAATCGATACACCTGTATCTTAGTCGACCAGCGATTAGAATTAGAGCTGTCAGACCAATCCCACTTCGCTTGGAAATAACAAGACGACGGTTTGGTTAGGGTGTAATCATCACCATCGGGCTCAAAAGCATCCTCAGTTCGGCGGAAATAGCACCAAACGTATGGGCCTTGCTTATTCCGCATAGCATCGTCGAGAAGTTCGTAGCCGGTTTCGACAAAGCTAATATACGGAACACCAACATTGTCAAACAGAACCCAATCGGCAAAATCGTCATTTCGAAAATAGCCGAACGTGTAGTTGTAATTCGTACCGGTTGGGACAGCACACAAGAACTTAATGAACGAGCCTCGAACCGCTGTCGTAGTATCTATTGGATCGTTAATCGTTGGCGTTACGAAAATGTCCGAAATGTACGGACCATTAGTACTCACTGTCCAAGGATAGAAAGCGCCAAGCGATAGGTCAAGATTCAGAATGCGATCATACAGATAGTTGCCCGGCGTGTTGCCAGCCCTGAACAGCCATTGAATGCTGTTGGTTGCCGGGTCGTAGGCGCCTTTTGCGTATCGCTTTGACTCGGCAGATATATCGTTATTATAGAACGATTGGATTGTTTGCTCTGACACATTAGTTCTGTCAAAGGCACCTTCAATCGTACCAAACATGCCGGACTTCTGAGACATGCCCATGATACCGACCTTAGACCACCAGAAGATTTGACCCTCAGCCTCGACAATAGAGTCGGGCGAGTCTGTACCAATCGGATTAACTTTGGAGACCGTGATGTCGGTAGCCGTAAAGCCCGCCTGAGTTCCACTGATATACCAGATGCCATTCGTAGCAAAGCACAGAATGCCCCCACCAATTGGGACTAGTTTAACAGCTTTTTGCATTTCTGGAATGGGGATAACCCCGCCGTCCGAAGCAATCAAATCTGAGATGTCTTCTGCGGTAGGGTCTGCCTCTTGATAGCAAAAACCAGCTTTAGCTTTATCGTCCAGAACCTGTGAGAAATAGACATTCGAGTTACAGGCATACCAAACACGCCCACTGAAGAATGAAACAGTCGGGGGTCTGTCTGTAATAGACTCCACAGGCAGCCCCGCGATACCCGAAACCGCAGATCGATCGATATAGAACGCATCTACGATAAAATGGCCACGAGGCGCGCGGGTTGTACCGGTGAAGAACTTGGCTAGCAGCTCGGGATCAAAGTCACCCGTTGTCGAATCTCTAGAGACCCACCATTGCTTGTTATTGGCCGGATACCGAGTAAACTGCGTATGGTACGCCGTGATTACGTTGGTTGTAGGTCCGGCATAGTTGCCAATGCCGCCAAACGTATCAAAGTATTGAACGCTTGCGCCAGAACCGTTATTGGCGGGATCAATCCAGCCTTGGTTCATTAGATTGTATTTGTGTTCAGATGTTAGTGTAGCGGGCTCTTGATCATTGGCCAAACCATCATTAACACCTTGAAAATCTCGTATCTGAATATAAATTCGCTGTGTAGAGACAGTGTCCGTATTGGAGTTATACTCGACAAGGAACGGGTCTAGCTTTTCACCGACAACAAACAGATACCCCTTACCGGCGACCATAGACACCTCAGAGCTCGCCAAGTTAGTAGCATTAGGAGCGAGGAAGTCGAGAAGGTTTACCGAAAACAATTTTAGCCCACCTGACAGTGAGCTTTGGCGGGCATCGTAAAAGAAGAGAGACGTGCCGAGTCTGTGAACTAGAAAACTTACATCAGAGTCATTATTAACGGCCTCCCACAGATAGCTGCGGGTTGCTCGATTTGCAATTTCAGTTGCCGAGACACCATAGCTCGAAAAGTTGTAGCCGGACTCGAAGTCCATACCAAGCCGACGCGAACGGTTACCCTTGCGAAAGATTACACAATTGTCCTCGTCGGTCGAGGCATTTTCTGGATAAGTCAGTGGTCCCGCTTCGGTGATCAAACCTTTTACGAAACTTCTGTAGAGTCGATTGGTGTTAGCGCGAGCCATCAGTCTTTCCCGGGTATAGAGCCTTTCCCCACTTGTCCTTAGACTTTAGAAAAAGAATCAATCGATTTTCACAATCTTTAAAGGACAGGAAGGACCCCTCGAGATGCGGCGGTAGAACCCCACGGGGCCAACGCTTTATTACCCAATAGGGTCCATCCTGTTTGATTTTATACTCTTGACGGCCAGCAGAGACATAGGTCGGGTTCTTCGAAACGCATCGAAGTGCGTTAGGATGTACGCCTGGAAACAATTCGGGGCGACGATCTTCCATAGTCTGGTAGCCTATCAATCGGTCTTAGTTTACCGGATTTGTAACGCTCATTCTGTCCACGTACCAATTGTCGCCGAGCTCGTTGTTCCTCTTTGGTATTGGCGACCTGTTTATAGTTGATAAAACAGACAGCCTTTGCCTCTGACAGCAGGCGCGAAAACATGTTGGCTGGAAGAATAGGGACAAACGAATCTTCCATCTCAAACGGAAGAACTTTCTGACCCCAGCACAGCGTTTTGGATTGTTGCAGTGTACTGTCTTCTTGGCTGTTAAAGCTGTTGAAGATCAGTGTCTCATCGTCAAAACTGGTGTAATACTCTGGATCGCGATCCGTTAGAATAAAGAAATCGCCGTACCGGGTTCCGCTAGTCTCTTGTAGTGCGACATAGTTAACAAAGTCCAGAGGTGTTAGATACTGGACAATCTTGCCGTTATATTTTATCCACTCGATAACTTCCGCGTCGCTAGGACACGTCATGATGTGTGGTTGATCCGGATCGATTGACGCATCTAAGCGGATGATACCAGCCTTGCGAGGAATATCGACGCCGGTTATGATATCATAATAGGTTTCGCGAATTACCTCGGCAAACTGCATAGACTCGGTGGTGTCGCCAATCGAGTTGACCTCATCACCATCCGTAGCATTCAGAATATTTTGAGTGAGCTCAAGTAGAGTTTGTCTAGGCATTACGGAATAAATCCACAAAACATGTCAACGTTAATGGCTCCAGATGTTGCACTACTTGAAGCAGCGTCGGTGACAGTAACTGTCCAAGTGGATGACCTACTACCGATGGACGAGAAGAAAGAGTAAAAGTCGGTGTTCGGGCCTGTTGGAGACGAGGCGTATATTACACTTGAACCACTAACCCGATTCCACAGATAGGTGTATGGAGGTTGTCCGCCAGTGACGGAGGCTACAGCTGTTGAAAGCGAATTCACCGTACCGGGCGAACTTTTAAACCCAGAGATATACCCGGGTGCAACAGCCACCTGTAGTGTACCGGCCGGACGAGCAAATACCCCAATAACAGCTCCAGACATTAGGCCACCCCTGCCCCGGAAATGACCCAAGCGTTTGAGCCGACCGAAACAATAGAGGCAAAGCCGTAGGCTGCCACAGTTGCGTTGGCATCGGTTGCTGAGCCAGCAATTCGGAGTGCCACGCCGGAACCACGAGCAATTGTTAGTACGCCCGTGCCATAGTTCGAAATCAGGATTACGGTCCCAATCGGATAGGCAACCGAACTGAAAGGCGGGATTGTGTACGTATGAGCAGAGGCAGATTGGTGTTGCACCATCTTACCGGCATCGGTCAACACAAATGTGTAGTTATCGAATTGAAAATTAACCGGAGCGCAACGATAGCCAATACTGTCGTCTGTAAGGCTCGTAGGCGTAGCCGTAAGCCGATGGTTTACTGTGCCCGACAGATTGACGATATTGTTGAATGTGCTAAAGCCGTTGAACGTAAGATTACCTGAGTACGTCAGATTCCCATTTAGACGACCAAGAACAGCACCGCTTGTGCCGACGTTCTCAGTAGCTGCTGAGCCCAGTCCAAGGTTACCACGTGCAGTGACAATATTGGAAAGGTCAGACAGATTGTTGGACGAATCTAGGTCACCAACGCCAGGAATAGAGCCACCGGCAACCCAAACAAGGGCGCCATCCGCATTACTAAGAATGTAGTCCTCAATGAGCGGAGGGACTACAGCTCCGTCGATAGTCAGGGATTCTTGCAGGTCTACCAGTCGCGCGGGCTCGGAGCCGGTGCGCGGAGCGGGCAGATTCATAATCGCCTTACCGTTCATGTCTAGCGGGCTACCCATTTGATTTGGGGTGGTCCCGTCTCGACTGAGGGTGTTTTCTAGTGCAGCTTCGATACGATCAAAGTTGTCGTTTAGCGTTTGAACAGCGCTCGTCTCTGATTGCAAATTGGCTACGTTGTTAAGTTCTACTTTAGCCAACGGGGAATACCTTTATAAGAAACGTGACAATAGCGGAAGCAACGGTGGCGCCCCCAATTGTGTACATACGCCATTCTTTCAACTTGCTGATTTCGTTTTCAGCAATGTCGATGCGTTTATCCTGTTCGCTCTCCTTCTTGTCCAGTTTGTCGTTGATTGCTTTTAATTGGGCTTCGATATTACCCAGCTTATACATAATCCCCGGGTTACTCTCGAAGTTTTGTTGTACGATAGGTTGTTGGTCCATAGGAGATACAAAACAAAAAGGGGCCACCTTAGTAGGCAGCCCCTTAATGGTTTATTAGACGTCGCCCAGAGGGTCGATGTACTCGATAAGGATTCGGCCCTTACCGGCAGTAAACGTACCGGCCACAGTCAGGGCCAGATACACGTCATTAGCACCAACCGAGGCGGTTTCAGCAGTAGCTGCGACAAGCGCACCGGCACCATAAACCCGAGCACCCCTGGTGTCCAGATTCGCCAGAACGCCTTCGGTAGCTGTAATCAACGAGTTGTCGGAAACAGCGGTACCGTTCAGCAGGAACGTACCAAGCCTAATCGAGGTACCGCCAGCGGCAGCCTCGGTAACAAGCAGAGTAACGCGGGTAACCGACGCAAACGCAGGCAGACCTGTGTCTCCGTGGTTGAAACCGTCACGAGTGCCATCGTTGTTCAAGTCGGTCGTATACGAAATACCATTGGCACCCAGAAGAGCCAGATCGTAATCGATAACCAGCTCTTTAACCGTACCACCCTTACCGGCGATCGCTCGCGGTACGTTGGCAAAGTTTCGGGCATCTTGGTAGTACGAACCGTACTTGATAGTCAGGCCGTCTTCATTAACATAAGCAGCAGGCATAATATAATCTCCTATTAGGCCAGGACCGAAGGATCGCTGAGGACGGTAATGAAGTTATCGCGACGATAGGTCTTCAGACCGTAACGAGCCGTGGTGATATACTCTTCACGCTGCTTGTTCATGTTGAACTGACCGTCAACCTTCGGCATCTGACGCCATGCGCCCATCCACGGAAGGATGTCTTGAGTGGCCGAGAAGAAGACGTTACAAACCGATTGACCAGTCGAAGCGACACCGTCAATAGTCTCAACAGCACCCGTCTGATTCAGACCAGACAGAGCAAGGCGGTTAGAGGTATAAACATCAAAACCAAAGATATTGCGAACAAAGCGCATACCCGAACCAATACCGGTCTCGATGATACCTTCCCAGCGGGGGTTGTTCGAGATGTTGGTAATGTTGGTCGTGTTGTTAATCATATATTCGACCGAGGGGTCGACAATAGCAATCAGGTTGCTATCAGGCACATTGGCCTTTTTCAGCGAAGCTAGAGCACGCGAGAAGTCTTGAACGCCGATAATCTGCTTCGAGTTCGCCGTAACGCCACCCACCCAGCGGTGAGCGGTGCCGTTGATCTTGTTGGCATTACCTTGCGTCTGACCATTCGGGGTACCCGGCTGGCCTTGTTTCAGAATCGAAACTTCCAGTCGTTCCTGAATACCACGCTGCATAGCGGGCACAAACGAGGCTTCCAGCTTCGCAGCGTAATACGAATCTTGACGCTGCTTTTGCGTGATGTACGTAGCAGAGCTGACGTAATCGGTGATCTGGAAGTTGAACTCGCCGGTGTCCAGAGCGGAGTACTGGATATCGGTATCCTCGATGTAGTCATTGACGTCCATCGCGGTAGCAATCGACGGGACCGTAAAGGTCGAACCGTCAGGGAAGCCTTGCAGCCAGTCCACGTACTTAGTGGCCATCAGGGTATCTTCAAGATTCTTCTTGAGATCGCCGGACCAAATTTCTGCGCGGATAAGGGCTTCCGTATTAGCGGTAGTCATACCAGCCATTTAAGAAAAGTTCCTTAAGTGTAGAACGCATCTCCGAGTCGGATTGCGTCTTTCATACGTTGTTGTTGAATCTGCGGAGTGTAGAACTTTACAGGACCGAGCTCGTTCTTGAGCTGTTCATAGTGGGCGGCGGTCCCCGGCTTTACACCCGGAGCGTGAGTTTTGAGCGCCGCAGTATTCACATCGCCCACGGGGGCGGGTTGCGGCGTTGGCGCATGACTATCGATATTGGTCAGTTGGTAGAAGGCACTAGGGGAGCGCTTAGCGGCATCGAGTAGAAATTCAACACCAACACCAAGCTCAGCTGCCTTAGCGGCAACTACCTTATTGGCAGCTTCGGCCGAACCAAACGTTTCGATTAGTCGATTAGTCACCTCGGTTGCATTGGCCCGACCTCGAGCTTCTGCATCACGTTGCGACTGCACCTCAAGGACACGCTCAACCAATTCATCCGGGTTAATGGACTTAGCCGGTTCCTGAGCCGCCGGTTGGGCTTCTCGAGGCGGGGGCGGGTTGGCAGCCTTGTTACGAGCCTCTTCCAGCAACTTCTCAATTTCAGCTCGTTTAGCCAGTTCTTCGCGCATCTCAGCATTCTCTTGCTTGAGCTGGTCGATGAACATGTCTTTAGCTTGGAGACGTTGGTCGACTACGTGGTCCGGGGTCGCGGACGGAGTCACGGGGGGCTCGTTATTGAACACACCATCGGTCATGGGTGGTATTTATTGCCTTTTGTCAAGGGTTACAAGTTGTAGGATCTCTTTATAGGCCCGAAGATAGCCGTTTTGATCGGCTTGAAGATAGGCCCAGGAGGGTGAGTCATAGTCTGTTTTACTAGACACCACCCCATTCTGAATAGTATTATAGCAGATTTCATGCAATCTGTCAAGTACTTTTCTACTTCCGAGTACTAATTTCTTAAACTCTTCTTGTTCAGACTTGGGGAGGTTGCTGTACCATAGGTGTTGCACCTTCAGGCATTCCTTGTTCCATTACCATCTGCTGGGCAGATTGCTTAAGTTTTTCAGTTTCGAGCAGTTCAGCAATACGAATATTCTCTTGAACCAGATCGAAGCGCTCAAGATCGAGCAACTCTTCAATAAGCTTAGCCAGCTTGATACCAGAGATGTGCGAATTGATAGCTGCGTCTTGTCCAAGCGGGGAGCTTGCCAGTTGCGTCAGATTTTGCAAGATGTTTGCATTGCGGGCAAAACGACGAGCACCGATAGGGCGAATCTTGCCGCGAGCAGCAATGTCCTCACGGGTAATCTTCATGAACTCGGCAACACCGTATTGGTCGTCAATAACTTTAATGAGATCACTTGGACCCATGTTACGACGACTAATCTCGAGCATAGAGTTCAGAAGAGGCTCAAGGAACATTTCTTCGAAGTACGATGATTTGTTCAAGAACACCCGATTGGCGCCGTTTTCTAGTACTTGAACCTCGTAGGCCGTTTTCTCACCCGGAGTGCGGAAACCCATGGCTTGCTTAGGCGCACCGGCCATCTCTTCCATCTTAGCCTCATAGAGGGCGATCTGAGTGTCGGCATTCAACATGGTTGTATCAGGCGATTGAAATTCAACGTCGCCTTCATCACCACAATAAATACGCTCACCGGGACCATATTCGAAATCTTCGACATATCCTTTGACCTTCATCACCGGGTGGATGATTAGATCAAATGCGTCGCTCTTAGCGTTCTCGAGGTGGTCGATGCGGTATTGCATACCAACCAGATTATCGAGTGGCCCCATCGCATACAGGTTGTCGGGACGCAGACGCCACCCGCAATGGAAGATATTGGGTCGGCCGTTCCAAGTGTTCACAGGTTCGTTGCGAAGAACATAGCAGCGATCGATAATAGTGATCACCCGGTTCTTGTGGAACTCTTGCATTTTAGGGTCGTACAGATTGCCGTAGAAGTGCAGCAGCTCGACGTACTCTGATTGGAAGTACTCAAGGAAAGAGCCGAAGCCATCCATAGCGTAGGCGTTGCTCTTCTTGAAGTCTCCTTGCGAGAGACCGGCAAACTTGTGACGAAGAGCCATCACCCGTCCAAACACCTCTTCAAGATACTTAGACTCAGGCCGGTCTTCAATGTCTGCCTTTAGAGAGCCCAGAGTGCGAAGCTCACGAATGATCTTGGGTGTGTCCGCAAAGGTGGCAGCAGTCGGGTTAAAGACAATATCATTTGGCGAGATGCGGACAACCCGGGGGCCAACAAAACCCGGAACCTTGTCCCCGGTGATTGGGTCTTCCGACTCTTCAGCAACAAACTCAGTCATTGCGAAGACATTGCCATAGTCGATATAGTCATTAACGAGCTGCTGAACCACCCCGCGATACTGGCCCATGCGAAGCTTATTGGCCATATAGGCTTCAATAACCTCTCGCTTTTGCTTGGCCTCTGAGCTCTCATCATCCCCTTCCCACTTGATCGGGTGATCGTTGGGGAACAGGGCAGCCATATAGTTTGCATTCAAGTTGTCACGAATCTGACAGAGCTTAGGGATGTGCACACTATTCTTCCACGGCAGCGACTCATTAGTCGTTCCGCTGGTGTCGGTGGCAAAGATATAGGAGCGAATCTCAGCTTTCTCTTCGAGCCACTGATTGCGCATACTTTCCCACTCGACATACTGATTAGCAATATGACTAGCAAGGTCTTCAGGCTGAGCAATGTCCCAAACATCCAGGGTCCGATTACCAGTAGCCATACTTATTTCCTTCCACTAACGCCGCCAAAACGGCTGTGATAAATAACATTACCAGAAGACCGGCTTCCAGTATAACCCATTCCAACCGGCGGCACCGCGATCTCAATTGCCGAAGCCAGCGCGTCCATAACGTCATCATGCGGCGGATGAGACAGAATCAGTTCGTCCTCAAGAACCTGACAGTTGCCGCCTTTGTAGTGCCAGACGGATTGACTGTCGTACTTAGGTTCTAGAATGGCCGCCAAACGCTCTTCTTTTGAACCTTGGTGTCTTGTCGGTTTGTGGTCGACAATACTGAGATACATTCCATAAGAGCGGACGTGGTCCTTGAGTTGGCTAACAATAGCACGCTGAGCTGCCGTAACTTCTGCCGATAGCTTCCGGAAGTCCCACTTAACGTGGAGGTCAACAATGTGCTTGAAATACTCAGAGATTCGATCAGTCTTAAAACGGTCAAT